CAGGGTGCTCTGAATGTGAGCAGGAAAAAGAGGGCTACCACCGAGGACACCGAGGGCGCTGAAAAGTCTATAATGTGCGAGGTGAAAGATACTGTGATTCTGGAACTATTGGCTACCACCGAGGACACCGAGGGCAGCGAAAAGCCGGTAAGATATGAGCTGCCAAGATTCGTTGAGATGGCCACCAATCCCAGGCTGAACAAGGTCTTGGCGAGCGGAAAGGACTTTCTGATCATCACGGATACAGAGCCCTATTACCTGGATGTATTCAGGATGATCCGGGCACAGGAAAAGATACAGGAGAGCTGGACTCTGGAAGATGATGAGCGGTATATAGAGGCTCTGGAACGTGAAATTGAGCTGATGACGACAAGGGAGGCCAATAATGGCTAAGAAGAAGAAAGCCACAGATAGAGTGTGGATCGATGGACAGGGGCAGGAAGTCCCTGAGAAATATGTGCCGGCACAAGACAGGCGCAGAGATGAGCTGGTGGCGGGGCTGGTGAACCGGGCCAGGCGTCTGAACATCATCATCGCCAATGAAAAGGCGATCATGAGCCGCACAATCGCCAATCACCTGGAAGAGATCGCCGCAGAGCGCGGAGTGGAATGGGAAGGGGGGACTACCCTCTATAACTTCAGCATGACAGAGGCGGTCACTGTGAAGGTGGCCAAAAGGTTCACTTTCGATGAGAACCTGAACCTGGCCAAGCTGAAGATCGATGAGTGCATCCGAAGCTGGAGTCCGGGTAGTAACGACAAGATCGTGGCCCTGGTGATGAACGCCTTCAATGTGGACAGTCGCGGCGAAGTGGATGCCAAGCAGATCATTGGGCTCAGACGTTATAACTTCACGGATCCGCCCTGGCTGGAGGCTATGGAGCTGATCGCTACGGCGCAGAAGGTGCTGGAAACGAAGACCTATTTCTATTTTCAGGAAGCTGGAGAAGATGGGAAACTGCGCAGCATAGTGCTGGATTTTGCGGCGCTGTAGGCGGGTATAGAAAATGAAAGTCATAAGCTCCAAACAGTACTTCATTGACCTATATGAGGCAGAAATTAGCAAGCTGACGAAGCGGGCAGATTGGCTAAAATTGCAATGGGAAGGTGAGCGCATGCCTCCGGGCCTTAGCACAGAAGAAACAGAAGAGTTAGTCGGGCTACTTAAGCACGATGGCAAAAGTGCCTTTAGACCAGGCGCCCTCGGCTATCTATTAGAGCAGAAGCACAAGGCCTACATGCAGTGGTTACGCCGAAAGTTGCCCTCGGTAGAGCAGGTCGGCAAGTTCATGGATGAGCACATCGTGATCACCGGCATTTTGGCCGAGCTGAAGCAGAGTCTGTTTTGGCTCAATGGAAAAGGGTGGAAGTAAAATGACAAATTCAGAATTGAAGAAAGTGGCCGAAGAGCTGGTGGGCGAAGTAGAACTCGCCCGCCGCTTTCGGAATTGGATCACGAACCTGATCCGGATAGCACGCCTGAAGCACGATAATATCGATTCTGGTGCGCTTTATGACCAGGATGCGCTCGCGATACTCGCCGACCTCAATAAGCGCACAGGGAGCCGGTTTGGGGCTACAGACAGCGCGAAGGCTCTGATCGTGGGCCGGCTGAAGCAGGGCTACCAGGTGGCGGACTTTTTCCGGGTGCATGAGGCGAAGTGTGCACAGTGGACAGGAAACGCCCAGATGGAGCACAATCTACGCCCCAGCACCCTCTACCGCCAGAGCCATTTCGATGAATACCTGGCCGAATGGTATAAGCTGGACAAGCAAAGGAGCGAGCTGGCTGAGAAGAGGAAGAAAGCCAGGGCTGCCACCAGCGGGAGCCAATGTCCTGATAATGCGCAGAAGGTGAAGCTGGCAGAGCGAGAGGCTATTATCAGCGAACTAATGGACCGGGCCTGGAACGAACACGCGAGTTGGCTGGAGCTGATGCGCTGGACGATGCGCTTTCCGGATGCGGAGAGCTTGGCGGCCTATGAAATGCCGGAGCGGGTGCGCAGATTGAGGCAGGAGCCCGGAATGATGCTGGCGGTGGCGAAGGGGAAGATCCCAGACCGGGCAGAACGAGAGTACCAGAAAATCAAAGGGGAATGGGAATAGAAATGGAACAGCTTTTCAAGAGTGACAGGAGCTACCGTCCGGACGAGATTGCCGAACGCCTGGCAGTGGACATCAGCACGGTGTACAGGATGATCCGGGATATGGATGATCCCCTTCCGGCGTTTCGGCCATGTGGCAGGGCGCTCAGGGTGCAGGGCGCGGAGATTATCAAATATATGGAGCGGCGGAAGGTAAGGCCGGAAGATGAATAAGATCTTGACCGAATGTCTGCCCGATACAAAGATGATAAATTCTAAAAATGGAGGTATATCATGATCAAGAAGTGCGTATATTGTAAGCAGGAATATGAGACAGAAAACACAGGCGCCAACAGGGTGTGTCCGTCCTGCAGCAAGGGACAAAACAAAGTGGCCATCGGCTGTGGAGTCGTGTTTTTGCTTGTATTTGTGATAATTATGATCGGGAGCTTGAGCGGTGATAAGCCGGACAAAGATACCGAGAGTGGCGCAAGACTATATGCACGCTATGCCCTGGTGTCTCAGATGAGAGAGCCCGGCAAGGCACACGTGGAATACGCCAAAAAGTACCGCGTAGATGGTGAGTGGCACTTTACGGGTGTGGTCAGCGGCAAGAACATGATGGGTGGCACATCCAAGCATGCTTTCCATATAGCGGTAAGGCACAAACAGGCAAAGCCTTACTGGGACATAGTAGTGAATGAGATAGGCCCGGCAAGATAGAAGTACAAGCACAAACTAAGCCCCGGTTTCGGCCGGGGCTTTTCTTTTGCCCAAACGATACTGTGGCAGGAGTGGGCAGGTGGGTTTGACCGGATTGGGCGGGGTGGCGAAACTGGGTACATGGCTAATAGCAAAGCATTCAGAGAGAAAAAAGAGACAGCCTTTGAGCTGTTTATCGGCGGCAAAACCTGCCCGAAGGAGCTCGCGAGCACCGTGGGCTGTAGTCCAATCACAGTCGCAAGGTGGATCAAGGCTGGCAAATGGGACAAGCTGGAGAGCGAAGAGCGTAAGCTGGACCGCGATATCTCCATAGCCCGGCGCAAGGCCCTGATCACGGCGCTAAAAGCCTATGCAGAGAGCCCTGCAGACACGGCGCTGCAAAGCCTGGTGTCCCTGATCCGGCAAGAGCAGAAACGGGAAGAACCCGCCAAAGAGCTGTGTAATTACATAGTGAAATTTTTAGACCAAGCCACTGACTTCATGATCGAAAAAGAGCACACTGCTCTGCTGAAGTCCTTTCAGGCGATCGTGATGGAGCTGGCCGAATATTTGCGTGTGAGGAACGGATGAAATTACATTATAGTACCCCGACATGTACCTCCAGACAGCCCGGCGGTGTGCCTTGCCGCCGGGCATTTTATCGAATATGGGGGGCAAGATGACTCCTGATGCGATCAAGACATTTTTCGCGCTCTTCGGGCTCTATGCGGGAGTGATGGCCTGGCTCTTCAAAACAGCTTGGGCGGACATTCAGACCTTGAAAAAGGAAGTCGGGGCGATTCGCGAAAACTGCGTGAAATGCCAGAGCTCGACCATCGAAGCTATTCACACACAGATAGATGAAAGGTTTGATAAAATCGAACAACTCATCGACCATAAAATAGATGCCTATATGACGAAGGTGGAATTGAACTGGATCAATAATGGGCAGATCCCACCGAAGTCTTCACGCAAGAAAAAAGAAGGAGAGCAATAAAATGGCACAAGCAAAAGCAAAAAGAAGTGTAGCAAAGAAAACCATACAGAGCATGCCGGATAATGGCCAGGTCTGCGGAGCAGGAACGGCTTTGGTGGGGACATTTGGGGGGATCAGCATCTTTGGGGCTGCCTTCCCGGATGATGCGACAAGCTATGAAATCAATGGCGTGGGCGTGAACCTGAGCCAGCTGAATGGGGTGTGTCCGGACGGGTGGACATATATCAGCCATTTCACGAAGATCACAATAGCGGCTGGCAGCACGATGGTGCTGGTGGTTTACGGGTTTTAGAGATGAGACTGGAGCTTAGGCAGAGGTTGGGGAATGCGAACATATTGGGGGCGGAGCCCTACGGCCTTCGCTTTAATTTTAATCAGCCTCCTACTGCCGGGGCTGGGCGATATGATCGCCTGGGGGCTCTGGAGGAGTACAACAATGCCAGCGGAGCGTTGGCCTGGAATCCCGAAATTGCCGCGAAGTGCACGGTGCAGAATCGGATGCGCAGATGCGTGATGAAGGACACTATAGCTGACCCAGCCAAGCCGCAGAATAGCGTTGTGTATTACCTGCACCCTACTGATTCCACGAAAAGGGCAGATGGCACGGCCGCCAAGCTCGATGGCACTGACGGTCAGGTGATGGTGGAAATCCCGAGGTTTTTCCAGAGAGCGGTATATTCAGACTCCAGTCCAGACACAATGGAGTGGTGGATATCGCCAAGCCCCAAAGCGGGCTATACTGTGCATCCAGCGTTTTTCAAGATTATAGAAGGGGAAAAAACTGAGGTGCCGTTCAGGTATATGAGCGCATACGAAGGCGTTTTGCAGCTTGGCGACAATTATCTGGACTATTATGATTATGAGGGTGATCCCAACACCGTTCATCAGCGCTTAGCAGAAAATGAGCGACAGCTACGTTACCAAACCAACCCAAAGCTCGCTTCGGTAAAGGGAAAACTCCCTGTAGCGCAAGGCACCAGAGCGGAGTTTCGGGAGGCAGCCAGAAACAGAGACGGGAACACAGACGATTCTACCTGGCGGCTAACAGATTGGAGCCTCTGGAGCGCAATTCAATTGCTGTTTCTAATAGAATACGGGACGTTCAGTTCGCAAGGAGCACTGGCCGGCGACAATGCTGGCGGCCTGAGCAATCTTGCCTCTGGAAGCTGGGCTGCATCGGTATCGGGTGGCAGCTCAACATACGTGCCTATCGTGCCCACTGGTGGGACGGAGAGTCTGGGCAATGGCAGCGGGAATGTATCCCTGAAGGATATCTACGGCGAAGGTGCTGGGTTGCCGATTTTCGATGGAGCCAATGATTTGTATTGGGACGATGTGATTCCATGCTACCGAGGCATTGAGTCGCCATACGGGCATATCTGGCAATGGCTGGATGGCATTGTCTTGGATTTCGACACAGTGAATCGATTAGACGCCTATGTCAGCCCGGGAGCCTTTTTGGACGATAATCCTTCAGACGCATACAGGAAGTTCATCGCCCATAGCGAAGCCGATAACGTTCCGGGCAGCGGCTCCTTTGCCAGGATACATGAGGTGGCAGGATTGGATGGGTTCTATCCCAGAGCGAGCGGGGGAAGCACGATCACCGGGATCACGGATTACTACTACAACACGTCGGGCGCGGGCAAGCGGGTGGTTGCGGTGGGCGGGAGTTCGAATACCGGTGGTACTGCGGGCGTTTTCTACGTGGCTGCGCGTTACGGCTCCGGTATCCGTACTACGAGTATCGGCGGGCGGCTCTGCTTATGAAAAATTTCCAAATATACAGGTGGTCGGAACTGCGGGTAGTTGCAGTGGGCGGGAATTCGAATAACAGTGGAAATGCAGGCGTTTTCTACGTGAATGCGAATAACAGCTCCGGTAACCGTAATACGAATATCGGCAGGCAGCTTAGCTTATTTATGACACGAACTCTGTCTCCGATCACCTTGGCCCTTGCCAAAATAAATAGCAAGCCCATGGGTGCTGGTAGCGCAAGCGAAGGCTCCGGGCGGAAATAAGCAGATGAAGCGATACGGTAATCTTTTCGACAAAATAGTGGACATAGACAATCTGTATCTTGCGCACCAGAGCGCACGGAAAGGAAAGACCTGGTATAAAGAGGTGCAGTACGTGGATCGCACTCTGAATGATAGGATTACGGAGCTGCATACGATACTCTCTGATGGCAGCTATGAAACATCGAAATACGAGATATTCGAGCGCAAATGCGGCACCAAGCTCAGAGAGATATATAAGTTGCCCTATTACCCTGATCGCATCGTGCATCATGCCATCCTCCAGGTGATCCTGCCAATCCTGGTTAACAACCTGATTGCGGATACCTATGCTTGCGTTCCAGGCAGGGGCATCCATAAGTGTGCGAAGAAAATCCAGGGTATACTGAGACTTAATCCAGAGATAAAGTATTGTTTGAAAATGGATATTCGGAAGTTTTATCCGAGCATCGATCACAAAATATTAGAAGGCAGAGTAAGGCGGCTGATCAAGTGCCCGCGAACCCTGAGCCTATTGGATGGAATAATCGAAAGCACAGACAGCGGGGTGCCGATTGGGAACTATCTCTCTCAGCACTTAGCCAATCTATATCTGAGCGGCTTCGATCACTGGCTGAAAGAAGAAAAGGGGATTAAGCACTACTTCCGATATTCCGATGATCTGGTGATCCTGGCTTCCGACAAGCCCAGTCTGCACATACTACATAAGGATGTAGAGAAATATCTCAAAGAAGAGCTGAAACTCGAGGTAAAAGATAATTGGCAGGTATTCCCGATAGCTGACCGCGGGATTGATTTTCTTGGATACAGGTTTTATCCTGGCTATACATTGCTGAGAAAATCCATTGCCATAAGGTTCAAAAGAAGGATGCGCGAGATCCTAAAGGGCAACATGGGCGCACAAGCAGTGCTCAGCAGTTTTGTGAGCTATTACGGGTGGATGTGCCATGCTAATACGTTGAATTTGAGGCGCCGGCACATCACTGACGGCATAAAGGACAAGATGATAGAAGCAAGCGAGGAGTTGAAGTGCAAGAACCCAATTCGCAAAATGGTAATCTGAAGCGCTTCGGCGATTTCGCTGAGGAACCTCAAGCACTTGAGGGAAACAAGATTTCTATTGATAGCATTCTGAACCAAGAGCTTGTCGTGTCTGGATATCGAATTGGAAAGACAAAATATTCCAGTGGCGGCAGCGAGAAATGCCTTACCCTGGAGGTCATTATAGATGGCGAAAAACATGTGATATTTACGGGTAGCTGTGTCCTAATGGATCAGATAGAGAAGTATAGCTGTCATCTGCCCTTTGTGGCTGAAATTATTAAAATCAATAAGTATTACAGATTTAAGTGAGGATACAGTGAAAGGATCAGGATGCACAACACCCATCAAGGGCTTCACTTATTCAGGTTTCAGATATGTGACCTGGGATGCCCACGAAGTCACAGACAATGAAGGGAATGTGTCTGTAGAGTTCGATTATGCCGAGGCGGAGGCCGATGCCACAGACGATGAGATGGTATCTATTGTTTTAGCAGAATTGGCTAAAACCGGGGAGGAAGATAGGGTGGATACGATAATGAACGAGGCAACCCTTGACTAAATTCATCCAGCGCCAAAACAAAGCCCTCCAAGAGATTGCGGCCAAGACGCCACATGTCCGGCCCTTTAGCCAGGACAGTCCCAGGGCGCGTGAAGAGCGTGTGGCCAGGGCTACCGGCGAGGGCTGGGAGGCTTTCAGTTTTTTCAGTATGACCTACTTTCCCCATATCTTTGGCTTACCCTTTTGCCCAGCGCACCAGACCATGTTCGATGAGACGGAAAAGACTGTCGGCATCATCGCCATTACGGGCTTTCGTGGGCTCGGCAAAACGGTACTCATGGGTGTGGTCTATCCGATCTGGAGGATAATCAAGGGTGAGCGCTATGTGATCCACACGGCGGCCGATAGTGACCTGGCCCAGGAGCGCACAGCCTTCACCCTGCATGAACTCGTGAATAATAAACGCCTCACATTGGACTTTCCGGAACTGACCCCGATGGATACCAACGACCTGGACTTTTACCTGAAGAACAAAACCAGGATCAGGGCCAGATCCATCAAGCAGAGCCACCGCGGAACCATCAACCCCAAGACTGCGAAGCGTCCGGGGCTGATCGTCTGTGACGACATCGACAAAGAAGAGAACATGGGCAACCAGACCATAGGCCGGCGCAAGATGGAGAAGATTACCCAGGAGCTGGCCGGCGCGCTGGATCCAGCGGAGCCGGGCCGGGTGATCTGGCTGGGGAACCTGGTGCACCCGAATTATGCCATCTGCCAATTTCAGGAGCTCATTAAAGACGATCTGAAGGCAGATAAACCCGACCTCAACCTGGAACACCAAACTGTATTAAAAACGCAACACAGAGCCATCCTGCGCTTCTCATTGGAAAATAAGAAGGGCAGATCGATCTGGGAAGAGCAGTACCCGACTAAATCCCTGCCCAGCTTGCGGCTGAAATTCGGCAATACAGGATACCAGAGGGAGATGCTGGGGAAGCCTGTAATCGAAGGAAACATCTTCAAGAACCAGTGGTTTACGAAGTACCGCAGCCTTCCGGAGCCGCCCAAGATCAAGCGCGTGTGGCTGTATGCAGACCCCGCCTGGGGAGAGAAGGGCTGCTACAAGGCCGTGATCTCAATAGGCTATGACGGCACCAGGTTCTACGTGATGCACGTGTGGATCAGGCAGACCTCCAATACGAAGTTTTTTAGATATTATTATGATGCCTACCAAGAGCTGGACCGGCTATACAAGGTGAAGGCCAGGGCAGCTTGTGAGACTACCTTTGGGCAGGCGCGCATCCTGGCTGATTTCGATCGCTGGGCTGCAGATAACGGGCTGCCTCCCATGAGCCACAGGATCAAGAAAATAGACAACCGGGAAAACAAGAACCTGCGCATCGAGCGCACCGAGACGATCATTGAAACCGCCGGAGTGCTCTTTCCGGAGGGGCAGGATACGCCTACCCTCATCAGCCAGTTCCTCACCTATCCTGATGGCTACATCGATGGCTGTGACGCCCTGGCTGGCTGTCTGGAACGTTTCAACGAATATAACATTGGCCGCAACCGGGTAAGGGTGCGGAAGCTGAAGTGGTGAGACGATGAACTCCTTTGACCGCATGATGCTGGAATATTACCGGGTGCTGAATAATGCCTGGAAGCGTGAACTGCGTGAGGCTGCCTATATGGCCATCCAGATGCTGAGCGATATGCCGAAAGATGAACGCCTGGAAACTCGCAATGTGAATGCCCTGATGGATATCATCGACCAGAACCTGGGCAATGACTTTATGATGGCGGTAGGGGCCGAAACGAAGGCTTACGTGGAGCGGAGCTTGCGCCTCGGCATCCAGGACGTGAGGACTCAGGCGAAAGCCAAAATCAGCATTGGCCTGTGGGGCGTGCAGGACCAGCAATTGGCCAGCCAGCTCCAGAGCCAGAACCTCTTTTGGATAGGCCAGCACTATGGCGCGGATATCTCTGATGATTTTAGAAACACTCTCACCCAGGCCATCGAGCAGGGACACACCAAGCAAGAGCTCGCTGATGCCCTGAAAGGAAAGTTTAACGACCTCGGCGACAAGGGCCAGCATTACTGGCAGGGTTTGGCCGAGCACACCGCTCTGAGGGTGCGCGAAATGGGGCGCCTCTCCGGATATGAAAAGGCCGGAGCCCAGTACTACCGGCTGGTGAATCCCATGGATGAGCGCACCAGTGAGATCTGTTGGGCCCTGGTGAGCGAAAACAAGCTTTACCCTCTGGATGTGGCACTGGAAGTCCGTGATAACCTCATGGACATCGATGTCAATGCCGAGGGTCTGGAAGAGAGCCGGGACCGCATAAAAGCCCTGGCCCCCTGGGTAAAGGAAAGCCAGGTAGAATATGACGACAAGGGCAATCCCACCGGCGTGAGTGGCGCACATACTCCCTTCCCTCCTTTTCATTGGAAATGCCGGACTCAGACTGAGATAGTGATATGAAACTGTGGCAGGAGTGGGCAAGCGGATTTGACCTTGAGCGGCGGGCGGCAAAGCTTGGCATATCAAAGCGAGGTGAAGAATGAAAGTGATTTTATCGAATACCGACAAGCATGCAAAATACGGAGCGCTGATAGGCTATCTCGGCCTGGTTGCGCTATGCGTGCCAGTTCTGGCCGTGTTCATTGCAATGGCCGTGGCAATGGCACTCTGGGGCTGGGAAAATGCCCAGTATCAACGGGCTAAGAAAGCCTGGTGGGAAAAGAGCGCAGACCGGCAACACCTCGAGATGTTGGAGCCCAAAGATGAACGGTGGAAGGCTGCCTACAAGCTGGCCTACAAAGCCGAAATGAAGAGGTTCCGCAAACAATATAACTGGCTGGATAGCACAGTGGACTGGCTGGCAGGATATGCCGCTTTTTCCCTGGGCTATTGGCTCATCATAATTATCGGGAGATGACATGAAAGAATCAAGACAACTCACACGCATCCTGAAATGGACTATCCTCGACGCCGTAGCGGGCGGACTGGGGCTTTTCTCTTTATTCATCAGCATCCTGGCCTGGCCGCTGTACATCGTGGGCCTGCTGGGGCTGTCTGGCTGGCAGCACTATAGAAACGGCAAAGACCAGCGCAGATACCGGTGGAGAACCTATAACTGGATCTTCCCCTGGATAGCCTGGTTTTGTGGCATGCTGGCCTTCACATTTTTCTATTGGGCGATAGCCTGGGGCTTTGGTCTGCGTGGTTAAAGCGATTCCAGTCTCCGTCAGTGATGCTCTGAAGACGCTGAATCTGCCGTCTGATATGAGTGATAACGCCATCTTCGAACTGCACAGCACCCTGGTGCTCGAGGAGCTGAAGAAGCTGACCACCTCTGAGTCATATACAGACGCTACCGCAGACATCGAGATGGAAGAGGCAGAGCCCGGGACTCCTGATGCTGAGGGCAATGTCCCAGAGCCGACTCCCGCGCCAGTGCCCTACAGCAATCTGCAGACGAAGTTCCGCTTTGCCTACTGCTTTCTATTGCTGCACAGTACCGCCGAATTCATCAACCTGAAGACTGTGGGCGAAGGCATAGTAAAGACCGTGGGCATAGACCAGAGCGCCACGGAGCTGCTCACCGGCATCGAGATCGAAGCCTTCAAGGCCAGTCTGCAGATGCGTGCACTAAGGGTCCTGGACGGATATCTCAGCCCCGCTGGATTGGCTCTTTTGGATGACCTCAATCCCCGGCCTCCGCGGCTGATACGGGCTGGCGTGATATGACCCAAGAACTGATGGCCGAGATCTACAGGGCGATCATTAACGCCCTGGAGGGCAAGATGCACCTGATCGGAAGCGTGATAGATGCGGATGCCCGCAAAGAGATCATGGCCCAGAAGATCTATGACAAAGGCGACTTTTATAGTAATGCCGGCTACCTGGTACAGCTCCAGAGCGACGGCATTACTCTCAGAGTCGGCTCCAACGTGAAGCACGAGCCTTTTGTGCTGGGTGGCAAGGTCCCAAGCTGGACCCCCATCGCCCCGCTCAAGGTCTGGGTAGAGCGCAAGAACCTGAATTGGACAGACAAGAAGACCGGCAAGATGCTGACCATCGAACAGATGGCCTACGCCATCCAGGGCAAAATCAAGCGTGAGGGCATAGCTGCCCGCAACGTCTATGAAGAGATCATCAAGAACCGTGAACAGTGGATATATCAGCAATTGAGCAGCATAGAGGTGTCATTGTGACCAACAGCGAAAAGTTCAGCTACGAACGCGAAGCAATCAAACAAGCTTTGATCTCTGCAGGAGCAAAAACAGTCCTTTTCAACAAGGACGATATCCCCAAGGAGCTGCCTGCAGCAATAGTAATCCTGGATGGTGAAACCGGCAAGAACGGCACCTCCCGGCGCTTTGTGGATACGGACATCGCCTGGACTGTGTTCCTGGTGGTGAACGCCCAAAAGGCAGATGACCCTGACCAGGCACTCTACACATTGAAAGAAAACTTTAGGACCCACTATATAGCCGGCATGAACCGCGATCTACCCAAGGTGGAGTATTACACTTCCCGGATAGATGGCGCCCGGCTGGTGCGCATAGCCAGGATCGAACTGCTGAAGGCCGGCACAGGGGCGGGGTCGTGAGGATCTCACGCATAGGCAATAGTAACGTGGCCATTAGCAATGCCGGAGAGCTGCTGACGAAGCACTACGCCACAGAGCCGATAGACCTGGCGAATATCCCCGTGACCGGCAAGCGCCTGGTGAGTAAAGCCCAGGAGCAGAAGCGGATTATCTCCGCGCCCTTCAGTATGGCGAAGCTGCTCAACATGCTGGATCTGGACGAATACCACTCCGGCTGCATCGATGCGCTGACCATGGCTACGGTAATGACCTATGAGTGCAAAAACCCCAAGGTGAACGCCTGGATGGAGGTAGCGGAATTTCCAGCCTGTGAAGACCAGACCACCGTCATCAGCGAAATGATGAAGTTTTACCTGGCCTGTGGAAATGGCTTCCTCATCAAGATGCGCAATGCCCAGGGACAATGGGTAGGGCTGGAGCGCATGCTGGCCGGCGAAGTCCAGATCGTGGAGAAATACAACGACTTTGGCTTTTCCCAGCCGGACTATATCCAGGTGAAAAGCAACAAGCGGCAAGACTATCCCTATGCCGACATCATCCACATGAAAAAAAGCACCCACCGCAGCAATGCCTGGGGCTTGGCCTGCCTGCCTATCGCCATCAATATCGAGATTCTGGGCGAGATCAAGACCTTTGATTACAACAACTTCAAGAACGGCCTGATGATAGATTATTTCATGATCGTGGAGGGTGGTACCCTGCGCGATGGCACCATCACCGACGAGGGTGGCAACGAAGTAATGAGCGATGCCTACTCCGAGATCGAGCGGGCTCTGCGGGAAGTGAAGGGCAACGAACGCAGCCACTCCACCGTGCTGATCGAGAGCGAAAGCCGGGACGTAAAAATCCGCCTGGAGCCACTGCGTCAGCAAGATCGCGAAGGTGGATTCCTCAGCCTGAAGAAAGACCTCCGCGAGGGGATATTGGCCTACCACCGGGTTCCGGCCCGGATAGTGAGCCAGCTCATCCCCGGACAGCTCGGAGGGGACAGCAAGTCTGACATGACAATGTTTTACAACTTCGTGGTGAAGCCGCTGCAGAAGCGCCTCGCCATGACGCTTGCAATAGAATTTAACTGGGAATTTGGCTGGAATGTGAGTCCGGACGATTTTGCGTTCGGCAACCTGACCGAGATCCTGAAAACCGAAGATGAGAGGCTGTTTGGCAGTCTCCGCAATAGCTAAAGGAGAGTCTTATGGGACTATTCAAAAAAGGAAGGCGCCGGATTGTGAAGGCGGAGCTGCGTAATGTGGACGTGGATCTAATCAGTCTTTTGTTCGACGACGTGAAGCCCGCCAACATGAAAGGCGCAATCATCAAAAGCGCCAATGGCAAATTGGCCAGCTTTGGCGCCACCGCCAAGTTCAAGGCCGAGACCGTGGGCAGCGAAGGCTTGCTCTATGTAACCGTGATGGAGCCCGGTGTGGTCGACTCACAGGGAGATACCTACAGCGCCGAAGAGGTGAAGAAAGCCGCTTATCACTTTGCCAAGAAGGGCCTGGTGGGTAAGAACGACGTGAACCACAACAACCATCCCGTCCCGGAGTTTGTAATCGCAGAATCCTATATCCTCAAGGCTGAGGATAAAGAGCACTTCCCTGAGACCAAGGTGGGAGCCTGGGTCACCGTGCTGAAGTGTGAGAACCTCAATAGCGAGCTCTGGCAGAAGGTGATGAAGGGCCAGTTCAACGGCGTGAGCATTGCCGGCTTTGCCGAAGATGTCGCAGAGAGTGGCAATGCCGCCCTCGTGGCAGAGCTGAAGAGTCAGCTTGAGTCGATCCGCAAGGCCATTGGCAGTACCCCTGCCGCAGAAACCACCAAGGTACTGGACACGATCCAGGGCAGAATCAACGAGCTCGAAAAGGAAGACGGCAGCACCGCCACCACCGAGCTCATCAAAGCATTCACAAACGAAATTAAGGAGCTTTCTATGAGCATCACCAAGGCTATCAGTAAGAGCCTGAAGGGAGAGCCCGGGGAACAAAACATCGATCGTGAGGTCATGATCGGAAGCCAGAAGATTCTGGTAAAAGCCA